ACTTCAACAACAACGACTGCGTCTATCTCGTCGAGACCGTGCGCGGCCAGTTCCGTGTTGTCGGCAGCGAGAAGTGGCAGGTGAAGTCCACCGTAGCCCAGGATCTGGGCCAGGGCGCCACCGGCACGACCAGCACCACCCTCAACGTGGAGGCCACCGACGAGTGCCCCGCTCCTTTCTACTTCGGCGAGATCGTCACCGAAGACGGCATCATCAACGAAGCTGACGATGGCGGCAGCGGTGGCGGTAGTGGCCATGGCGGCGGCACCATCATCCCCGGCACTGGCGGCGACCTCAAGCCGTTTGACGGCACTGGCGGCGGTGACGGCGATGGTGGCAACAGCCTGAATCCGTCAACCAACCTCAACCTCACGCCTACAGGTGGCGGCAACGATGAGAACACAGAGGAAGGTGAGGAGGAAAACCTGGATCCCGACCCCAATACCTACGCCGCTAGGTAATCCGTAATGGACGACGATAGCAATGGCATCGGGAGAACTTCGGTGGACATGAGCGGAGTCTTGGGGGACCTTGACTTTCCGAATGCCGACCTCAGTTCTCTCGATGTTTCGTTGCCGAGCGTCGAGACGCACCCTGCACAGAAAGACCTGTTCGAGGTGCAAAAGCGCAAGTCGTGGGACAAGTCCACCGAGGCCCGGTGCGACTTCTCCTACCGACTGCGACTGACCCGCCGCTCGGACATCAACTTCATATCCATCTGGCAAAAGACTGTCTATGGACGGACGCTCACCGACATCAAGGGCGACCCCGACATGGTGGCGTTTTTTGCCGACAGCATCTGCCCCGTGATCAAGGAGATGCTCGGGTACAACCTCAAGGATGGCCACTGGTGCATCTGCACCTCGCCGAAACGCCGACACAAGGTCAAGAACTTTGCGACGCTGATCAGCGAGCGTCTGGGCCGGATGCTGGAGATACCCTTCTATGAAGATGTGGCATTTTGCCACACCAAGCAACGAGTCAACGCGGTTTTTGAACTCAATGTTCTGCCCAAAGAGCCCAATATCATCGTCTATGATGACTTTGTTACAACCGGGCAGACATTGGCGGCTATGAGGAAACTCCTCCAGCCCTTGGGCAAAAACCTAGTTTGGTTTACAAACGTAAACAATAAATTATAATTTGAGAATTATGAATCAGAAGTTTACAGAGAAGGTGCAGGCATGGCTTGCCCAGGACGCTGAGCAACGTGACTACGCCCAGGGCGCACTCATGTTGCTTCAGCTCACGGGCAACCAGATCATGTACCGCAACCTGATAGCCAACCCGAAGAAGAACGCGCAGTTCATCGAGTACCAGCTGAAGAAGCGCCTGTCGTTCCGCCTCAACCAGGTCACGCATGAGCAGGTCGAGGCGATGCAGGCGCAGGTGGACAAGATCGTGGTCAAGCGCAACCTTGAAGTCAAGCAGGACAAGCCTGTCAATGAGTTCAAGGCAGGAAAGCGTGCCGACCACGACCAGTTGCCCGATGAGATCCAGGCCCTCTATGTGGAGAACCTGGGCATCGTCCAGAAGATGCGAGAACTGCATCTGAAGTTGCGCTCGCTCTCCCTGGAGAATGCCACCTGTCCCGACAGTGAGCGCTACCCGTTCCTCAAGGAGCTTATCGCCCTTGATAAACGGCTGCACTCCAACTGGGAGCAGTACGACCACTTCACCGGCACCGACGGTGAGCAGCAGCTTAACGTCGATGTTCGTGAGGAGAGCAAAAAGGCCGTCAAGATGATCAACCTTGCCAAGGGACGCTACGCCAAGAAGCCCACCGAGGAACTGAAGGCTCAGATCCTCGAATGGTACGGCAAGGTCATCAACCCGACCGAGAAGATGACCAACGACTTGAAGGAGTTGGGAATATTGTAAGAAAGGCAGTGATTTCTCACTGCCTAAAGTGCTCCACGGCTTGAAGTTATCGCGCCTTTTCGGGTAGCACAATGCAAAAGTAAAGCAAATCTGTGAAACGAACCGCCGACATATCGGATTTCTTGCAGCCGTTGAGAGATAAACCTTACCAGGCTTATCTCTCCAACGCCCTGCAGGTGGCCGACGTACTGGACTGGGTACTGCAACAGCTCGGCAAGTCCGAGGTGTGGCAGACCTCCTTCTCGATCAGTGAAGAGTTCATCCGAAGGCTCTTCTTCATCGAGAAGTCGGGCCTCGTCACCAAGTTCAACCTGGTGCTCGACCACAAGGCCACCAACAAAACCCTCAAGCTCTGGGCGTTCATCACACAGGTCATCAACACGACCTACCTTGCCGACAACCACAGCAAGGTCTTGCTAGTGCGCAGCCAGAAGGGCGAGGTGGTGAGTATCATCACGTCACAAAACCTCACACGCGGCAACCGCTGCGAGAGTGCCGTGGTGACCACCGACCTCGACATCTTCCGCACGCTGCACGCACAGATCCAGGATTTAATCACCAACCATTCCGTTCCGCTCAATGAACTATTCGCAAGAAGAATTGCAGCAGATTGAGCAGTTCGCCTCAATCTACCTGAAGATTAGTGACATGGCGGTGATCCTCGGCATACCTGCCGAAGTTCTCCGCTCGGACATCGCTGACCGCACCACCGAGGTAAGCCAGCGTTACCTCCGTGGCAAGGCGGCATCGAAAGTGAAGCTCCACCACCAGGAGATGATGCTGGCGCAGGTCGGCTCTCCGCTGGCCATCGAGAATGCCCACCGCAACCTGCTCGACATGGAAGACGACGAGTAACCATGGCACAACACAACACACTGGAAGTCTGCCGCGTTGACCTGTTCACGGCACGCGAAGAACTGGAGCAACGATACCCGCTGGTTATCGTTGCCGCAGTCATGCGCATCCGTGACGAATACAACTGGTTCCTGTCCAACCCCGACAGCAAGGACCGCCAGTTCGTTGAACAGGCCGTCTCACGCCACGGCATCAGCAAGATGCAGGCATACAACGACCTTGCCGTGGTCAAGGCGCTGCTGCCGCATCTGGCCCAGGCCTCCCGTGACTTCCACCGCTACCGCTACAACGAGATGATCCTGGAGACCTACCAGATGGCCAAGAAACGCAAGGACACCAAGACCATGGAAAAGGCCTCATCGTCCTATGCCAAATACAACCGTGTCGACCTGGAGGACGAGCAGGCCGTTCCCTATGACCTGATCGTGGTGCAGCCTTTCACCGCCACCGACGACCCGTCGGTGCTCGGCATCAAGCCCATTCCCCACATCAACCAGCGCATCCATGACCTGCTGGAGAAATACAGGTCGGAGAACATCGACATCGAGGACATCGAATATGAGGAGGCAGACCTCGAGGAAACCTCGCTCTTCCCTGAACAGGACAAAGATGGAACGGACAAAGAAGGAAATCTACTTTAACACGCCCCAACGGCTCACCCAGTTGATCGGCGCCAATACCACCGTCATCGTGGCGGGGCGACGAACCGGCAAGACCGATTCGATCGCCTCGCCCTTCGCGCTGCGCAACATGCAGCGCATGCCCGGCAGCACAGGCGGCATCGTCGTTCCCACCTACAGGCACGGCCTGACCAACACCATCCCCGGCCTGCTGGCGGCGTGGAAGCGGTGGGGCTACATCCAGGGCGTGCACTACGTCATCGGTCGGCGACCGCCCAAATCCTTCGGCAAGCCCATCATCGAGCCGGCCGAATACGAGCACGTCATTTCCTTCTACAACGGCTCCTGCGCCATCATCATATCCCAGGACCGCCCGGGCAGCAGCAACTCGCTGACCCTTTCGTGGCTCCTGATCGATGAGGCCAAGTTCATCGATTACGAGCGCCTCAAGGACGAGACGCTGCCTGCCAACGGCGGCATCAAGTCCTACTTCGGCCACCACTCCTTCAACCACTCCGTGATGATCCTGTCCGATATGCCGCAGACCCAGAAAGGCTCCTGGTTCCTGCACTATCAGGACAAGATGGACGTTGACCTCATCGAGACGATCAAGGGCACCGTCTATGAGATATGGCACCTGAAGCAGCGCATCCGTTCCATGAGGGAACGGGGCATCAAGGTACCCCGTTACCTCAAGACCTACCTGCGCCGCCTGGACACGAACCTCAACAAGATGCGCTCCGTGGCCGTGTACTACAAGGAGTACTCCTCGATCGAGAACCTCCAGCTGCTCGGCGAGTCGTACATCAAGCAGATGAAGCGCGACCTCACGCCCAAGACGTTCCAGACCTCGATCCTTTGTCAACGCATAGGCATTGCCAAAGACGGCTTCTACTCCTCGATGCGTGAGGGCCACAAATATAACGCCAGCGACTTCGACTACCTCGACAGTCTCGGCTATGACTTCTCCGAAAGCCAACTGGACAGCCGGGCCGACAAGGACATCAACCCCTTCGCCCCGATCTGCATCGGCATGGACTACAATGCCAACATCAACTGGATCGTGGCGGGCCAGCCCAACGGGCGGCGGCTGAACGTCATCAAGTCCTTCTACACGAAGTTCGAGCGCAAGATCCCTGCGCTGATTGACGACTTCTGCCGCTACTATGCCCACCACGAGACCAAGGTCGTTGTCTATTACTACGACAGTACCGCCCTGGGCGGCAACTATGCCGTCAACGAACAGGACTTCCACTGGGTGGTGTGCCACGAGTTCGAGCGGCACGGCTGGCAGGTCGAAGACATCAACCTGGGGAACCCCATGCGCCACGACGAGAAGTACCTGCTCATCAACCAGGGCTTTGCCGGCAAACAACGGCTCATGCCGATGTTC